CCTAAGTAACCTAACTACTAGGGTCGGCTCTAATGCAAGTATGGGTAATTTAACCGCAGCATCGTCAAGCGAACTACCCTCCAGTGGCTTTGCTGCCCCATTTGCAACTACGAGGTAATCATGCATCCAGTAACCGTATCACGAGCAGGCATAGAACTTGTTAAGAAGTTTGAAGGGCTACACACACTTAAAGACGATGGCTTAATACATTCATATCGCTGCCCCGCTGGGAAGTGGACAATAGCTTGGGGTCACTGTAGCGGCGTCCGTTCTGGAATGAAGATTACTATGGATGAGGCTGATCAGTTTCTACTTGATGATCTTAACGAGGCTGGACGGTCTGTTAAAAAGTGCGTCAATGTACCGTTAACTCAAGGGCAGTACGATGCTCTTGTATCCTTTGTATTTAACTTGGGAGGAGGTAAGAACTTTCAAACCTCTACTCTTCTTAAAAAGCTTAATAAGGGCCTCTACGATGAAGTCCCAGAGCAAATACTGCGTTGGAATAAAGCCCGTGTAGACGGTCAGCTACAGGCTTTGAGAGGTCTTACAAGACGCCGTACAGCAGAAGCAGCTATCTTTAGTCAGGACGCTCAATTGCCGTCTGATGAAGGTGGGCCATTAATGGTTCAGAAGCCTACAGCAGAAAGCCCTAAGTCTCTTGCCAAAAGTAAGACTATGGCGGGTGCAGGTATTGCGGGTGCAGCTACGGCGATGAATGAGGTTGCAGGTCAAATGCAGGGGCTTATTGCTTATGCACCTATGTTGAAAACTATATTCTTACTCTGTGCTATTGGAGGCATAGCTTTAGCGGCTTACGCACGATTCAAAGATAATAAGGACGGCGTCCACTAGTGTTTATTTTCGGCAAGATTAAAACATACATCATAGCAGCATTAACAGTAGCTCTTCCCATTATCTATCTGATTGGGAGAGTTAAAGGCCACGCCGCTGAGAAAAATAAAGTTCTCAAAGACGATTTACAGGCGCAGAAAAAGACAACTCAGTTTTATAAGAAAATGGCAGAGCATGAGACAGATGATATTAATGACCGCGCTAGTCTTACTGACAGGCTGCGCGGGAACGGTCTATAGGACCAAGCTAGAAATCTACTGCCCTCCAATGGCAGAGTATTCACCTGAATATAACCAAAAGCTTGCGGAAGAGATTGATAGTCTCCCTGCGTCAGCCACCGCCCTTGAAACGGCCCTCACCGATTATGTGAACTTGCGCGACAGGATCAGAGCCTGTGACGAAGAAAAGGATAAATAAATGGGATTATGGTCAAGTACTTTCGGCGGTGGGAACAGCTTCACTGAGAGCGTTGCAAACGTATTTTCGACTGGCGATGATGCTGTATACAGCGGAGGTGATCTCGTAACTCAGGCTAGTTATGATAATCAGCAATCTAACCCCTCAGCCAGCCTAGTGGCTATTCCAGTTTCGGACATTGGACCGGGTAAGACATATTCTGGTAGGGGGAATGATGATACTAACGATGGCAACTTGCAATCTGACGGTACAGTTACATCTAAAGTACCCGGATCAGCCCCAGAGGCCCAATCTGCAAGTCAATTAGGCTTAGGCGCAGTTATGAATCCTTTGTCAGCTATCCCAAAAGTATTGGGGGGATTAGCGTCTTGGGCAAATGACCTAGACCCCGAATTGGATAATCCTAAAGAAGTAGATGGCCGAATGGTGTACACCCGTTCTGCTGAAGGTAAAAACTTTGAATACTCGTATAACTTCTTAGGAATGCCCTATCAGGTAGAGGTGCAGGGTGATAAGGTTGTAGACTTCCTTAAAATTGTTGAAGACCAAAACGGAAATAGAGAAGACTCTGATCAATTTAACCCTTCCACCGCAATGACAGGCTATCAGCGTAGCCAGGCTAGTTTCAACAACTCTAACGATAATGACGGCGCGGATCAGGTAGCTCAGTACCAGCAAAACAATGGGGTAGCATTTAGCTCTGGTGGCGGCGGCGGCGGTTTGGGCGGGGCAAGTGCTTCTGATATTGCTGGTCTGGCTGAAAAGGCTGGGCTTCTTAAAGTACAGTCTGACATGGAGGAAGTATTAGCCGACCCTAATAAATTTCTAGCAGACAGAGGTTTAAAACTTGCAGACCTGATGCCGCAAATAGACGGTGATGCATCTGGTGCAAGTTTAGACCCTACAGCGGATCAATACACCCTAGGCACCGAGAGCGGTTTTGAGCCTATAACTACTGGGGCCGCCTCAACTGTGGACAATGCTACGCAAGCTGCCGCAGAAACTTACGACTCTAAATTAAGCGCCCTGACCGATGCGGAGATGGTTCAAGCTGCTACAGGCGTTGTGAGCGACAATGCACAAGTAGACGCCGACAAATTCACACTAGATATGACAGGCTCTGCCACTGGTGTGAATACCGATGGCACTAAAAACGAACTAGGATTAGCCCTCAATAAATGGGCTAGCGCGGATGTTTCTAAAGTCATCGACACTAGTACCGCCGCAGGGAAACTTCTTGCTGATAAGTTAGGTAGCGAAGGCAAAGATTTTGTAGACGCTAAGGCTTCTATTCTGTTTCAGATGAAGACCATTACAGAAGAGTTTAGAGGGCCAAATAATGAGCCTGTGATCCCGCCGTGGGCCGCTGCGCTAAACAGAAATGCTCAAAGGTCTATAGCCTTTAGTGGTATTACTGGAACGGCAGCTACAGCCACAATGGCTAATGCTATAATGGAAGCAACTCTAGGCGTAGCCGAGAAAGAGGCCAGCTTTTTTCAGACGCTTACGATTAAAAATCTCGACAACAAACAAGAGGCCATCGTAAATAAGGCCAACGTATTATCCAAATTAGAAATGGCTAACTTAGATGTACGTTCTCAAGCCGCAGTTCTAAACGCCAAAAGCTTCATGCAAATGGACTTGGCTAACATGACCAATGAACAGCAATCCGAGGTGGTAAACAAGCAAGCCTTAGTTCAGGCGATGTTTGATAATACAAAAGAAGTTAACGCAAATCGCCTTTTCACAGTGGATACTTCTAATGATAGAGATACGTTTTACTCCGAATTAAATTCTTCCATACAAAAGCATAATGTCTCTGAAATGAATGCTCTTGCTAGGTTTAATGCGGGGGAAGTAAACAGTGCTGAAAAGTTCAATTCTGACATTAAAAACTCCCGTGAACAGTTTGTTACTACTATGCAATTCAATATTGATGTAGCTAATGCAAAATGGCGTCAGACAGTAGAGACTACCAATACAACCCTAATATCAGACGCTCATACCGCTGATGTTAAAGCTGCGTTGGACCTTACTCAGGAAGTCCAGAACAACATCTGGGACAGTGCAGACAATCTCGTAGATTATATCTGGAAAACTACCGATAATGACCAGGAGAGAGAACTACGGCTTCTACAGTCCCAGATGAATGCCCAGACCGGACAGTCAAGTGGCGGTGGGTTCTTAGACGGCCTCCTACAGTTGGGTGGGGCATATCTAGGCTCTTCTAGTGGTTCAAGTTGGATGACCTCTCTACTTGGCGGCAAATAGTAAAAACGGGATAATAAAATGACATTTGATGAAGCTGTTAAGAAATCAATCAAAGTATTCTTACAAGGTAAGATGCCTATGGAAACAGGGGAAGCTAAAGAAGAGGGATTATTCTTCACGCCTGAGTATTTTGATGAGTTAGAAGCCGATCTTCGGGATGAGCCTACTAAAAGTAAAAAAGATAAGGAGGCTACAGATGCAGCTTGATGCCCCAATCCCTGGTGGAAACTACACTTCAGATACACGCAATTATTCATGGCACAGGCCACCTGATTTGGTGGATTATGATGAAGCAGTTTCGTACCTAATAGACAAGATAGATGAGCCAGAACAAATTGAGTTGGTGTTTGCAATGCTGGGCATCGATGCCCACATAACCACAGTTGTCACTACCATTCTGCTACAAGCTGTTTCCAAAGGTAAGTTAGGTATCGATCTGGCAATTCTTATAGCTGGACCCCTCGCTAGGTACATTGAAATCGCGGCTAAAGATGTCGGCATGAAGTATGAAATGGGAGTGGAAGACAAGGATAGAGTTATTATCACGCCTACTCTCCTAAAAGCCTCTCTAGGCATCGTTGAGCAAGAGGATGAGGAATTAGAAGTCCCAGAGGAAGACGCCGTCTTAGAGGAGCCTACAGGAAGCCTGATGGCTATGCCTACGGGGATGTCTGCATCTGAAGACGAACAAGCCCAGATGCTAGGCGGTATGGTGCCTGAAGAAGCACCTCTGGAAGAAGCTGCTGTTGAAGAGGAATTAGTAAATGAGCTTTAAATCAGAAGCAGCCAAAGTACGGTCTGGAATAGCGTCAGGTAGTTACAAGCAAAAAAGTGACCCTATGAAGGGGTTCTTTGATCAGGTGACGGCTGGATTTCTCAGGTCAGATGAAGCCAAACGACAGGAAGCCTTAGAAGAGAAGCGTGAAACCCGTGCCGAGCGGCGCAGAGTTAAAGCCGCCCAAGACGCCGCAGATAAAGTGGCTAAAGATCAAAAAGATTTAGCTAGGTTTTGGTTAACTTCTAATTCTAGTATTGAAAACAACCCACAGACACAGGCTGCGGTATTAAGTGCTGTAAAACAAGGTAAATTTACGGATTTTTCTGGTCTTAATGACTTTATGAAAGCGCAGTCCAAATTCGTACCCGGCGTGACAGGCGAACCTGTAGTAGATCAAGAAGCTTATAGCGCTATGTTGGAAGGTGGAGGGGTCGCAGTCTATGAAGATAATAAATTAAAAACTACAAAGCCCGTAACGAGAGACCCTAAGCTAAGGACGGCTACAGACGGCACACTAGTAGATGTTACTCCTACAATGGCCAATCCTGAAGATAAGACAGGGCGCATAGAATTTGGTGAGCAACCAGATTTGGATTTAGATGATTTAACAGAGACTAACTACTTGCCTAGATTACGGACTGCTGAACTAGCTGGAAACATAGAGCTTGCAGCAGAAATTGAAAAGCTTGCTACTGAATCAGGTTGGAACAATACCATCTTGAATATAAAGAAAACTGATATGCTAGGTAAAGGTTCTGACTATTGGGCAGATTTAAAACTTCAGTATAATGAGACATCGACTAAAACTCAGGAAGGTCAAGATTTTATTGAAGAAAATCTAACCGCCGCAAAAGTACGGGAAGCAGAGCCAGCGTTTTGGAAAGATGAAACTAAACTTGCCAATTATTCGGCTAATACATTAGAGGCTTTCTTACTTTCTGGTAAGTATGAAGAGAAAACTGAAGCTTATAAAGCTATAGAAACATTTCTAAAAATTGTAAAAGTTCAAGAAGGTAATGCAGGGATAGAAACCTTAATAGGTGCTAATCCACAGAAGATTGATCAGTACATAAAAGCAAGGGCTGGTACACTAACCATAGCTATGCAAAATACCCTCACCGACATGAGAAGTATTGCTGAAGAGTATGAGTTAAAAGGCCAAGCCAGCGCAACATTTAAGCAGCTAGCACAACAAGCCTTTATTACTTCTGAAGGTGTTAAAGACTTAACAGGAGATGCACGGGTCAAAAAACTTGCTGAGTTTGAAAAGTCTTGGAAATTCGCTACCAATATTTCGGAAACCGACAAGTTGTATTGGCAAAAGCCTGAACAACTGTCTAAGATGTCTACCCTAGAGCTAAACACTCTTTTGAAAGGCCCACTTTCAACTGCCACGGAGTCTGATGAATACAAAGCGGTATTATCTACATACGAAGCTAAGAAGTCTCTTGAAACGGGGAACTTGGATCAACTCCAAGGAAAAAGCGTTCTGGAGCTAGATCAGTTTATGATTACTAATGCAGAGTTCTTTACCGATCCCGAAAACCAAACGCTTCTAGCACAGTATGAAAAGATTAAATCTTTGGCTGTAGAAACCGAGCGGGAAGGAACAACTCCTAGATTACTTACTACTAAACAATTAGCTCTCGAAAGCTTTTTGGTACAAGAGAAGGTTAGTACTCTAAAGGGTGCTGCGTATAGTAGTAAATTGGCTGAGTTTGAGCGTGATTGGACTGCCAGCCTCAAAGTCGTAGAAGACAAGAAGACTACTTACACCCCTGCTATGTACGCGGCTGAACTTATTAAATACACAAATATGGCGGCTACAGGTACAGAGCTTGAACAAATAGAAGCTAATAAATGGATGGAAATCCAGAAGCCTATTATTGAGTCCACCCTTTCAACTATAGCTAATCTGGATGATACTGCAAAAATTCAGTTACTGGTTGAGAGCCAACAAATAACACCAGAGAGGGCCGCAGCTATTGTTACAGGTACTTTAAAAACCAGTAGTGGTCCTCTAGGAGTTGACGTTGTTGATTTAGGTCAAGGTACTTCGACTAGAATTGGTGGAACCTCTACTTCAGGAGATACTGCTACAGGCACTTCAATTACAGCCGATGGAACCTCTACTTCAGGAGATTTCGTATTTACCAACCCTGATGGATCAACTGATGTTCTCATAACGGCGGCGGAACTTGCAGCGGCACAAGAAGGAGTAGGCCTACAAGGTAGAATTGAAAACCTACAGGATGTCTCATCAGCCTTTGGTGTTGGTGGATGGGTTGGAAAACTGGGCAACCAAGTTGCAGGATTAGCTAACGCAGAAGCTAGCTCCAATGTAGGCGAAGCTCAGTCGGCCCTGAAAGCTTTAGAAGTGGTTACCATACTTCAGATGGTTACTATGTTCCCTAATATTAGAGACAGTGTAGCCCTGAAAAAGCAGCTTGAGCAATTAATACCCAAAGTAGGTAAGGCATGGTATGGTAAGCCTAAAGCTCTGCAAGACTTTAACAGTGCGCTGGGAGTCCTGCAATCAGCTATAAATACTAACCAAAATCAGCTTCAAAACCCGCAAATTACCATTACTGCTAAGAGCAAAGCCGAGCAAGCCCTAGAAGCTCTTATACCTTTATCAAAAGTTTATGAGACTATAATTTCAGGCATGGAATCTAACAAGACCTCTGAAACAGGGGTAAGTGATACCAGTTCTATATTTAAAGTTGGGGAGGCGGAAACGCGTTTCCCCGCTCCTAGTGACGGAGCAAAAAGGATGCTGCTGGAAACACCCAGCTTTCGTTATCTTTTTGATGAACAGTATGGCCCTGGAGCGGCAGATTTAATCCTAACCACATCAAATGAAGAGGTACAATAATAATGGCTAATCCATTTGACGAGTTTGTTGAGAAACCTGTTAATGAAGACATAAACCCCTTCGCTAAATTTGTGGAGGAACCTGACAAAGTTAGTCAGGAAATAGACATGGAAAAAATCCGCGCAGAACGGGAAAATCCTACAACAAAAGATGAAGACCTTCTCCAAACCATTCTAGATCAGGCAGGCCCTAATCTTATTGTAAATGGTCAGCCTGTGAACTTAGAAAACGGCTTGGCGGATGAAAGCGTCAATGCAAGTAGTTTGCTAAATTTCCTGTTATCAGGTGACCAGATCAGAACCGATATTACGAGTAGAGGGGAAGCCTTGGTGGAAAGTGCTGCTACAGGTTTAACAAATCTCATTGGTTTACCTGCTGACCTAAGTAATATGGCTTCTAGAGGCTTAGAAACTCTAGGTCGTAAGGGTCTTAATGCTTTATTTGGGACTGAGCTAAGTACTGACCCTCAAGACTACCTATTCTCAAACGATAACCCTATTGGCGGGGGTCAATCTGTACGGGATGCAGGGGAAGCGTTAACTAACGCAACAGTTACACCTCTTGTTCGCGCAGGGGCCGATAAGATCAATGAAAATTTTGGCACTGACATCGAAATAGCTGACATTAGGTACTTAGATGATCCCAGAGCAGAACTGCCCCCAGAATTGCGGGGATACGGGATAGCGGGTCAGATTGCAGGTGAAAATGTTCTTCCAATAGCGGCAGCGTTAAAGACGGCTAAAGCTGGCTTTGCTTTGACCAATACCTATTTAAATAGCATAAGAGCAAATCCTACAAAGTTTGCGCTTTCGGAAGCTGGAGCTACAGCGGGTCAGGCGGGTTTTGCGGTGGTAGCGGATTCCGCTGGGCTTGAAAATCCCTATGTAACTATGGGTGCTGAAATTCTGGGGTCTTTACTAGGTAGCAGCCCAGTGAAGTCTGCAACCCTTACACCCAGACTAGTGGTTGCTGGATACAAAAAAGTGATAAAACCTATATTTAGCAAGCTTAGGACAAGTTACAGCAAAAAAGGTGTAGAAGACGCAGCCTTTCAAAGCTTCCTAACAGCCGCAGACACCGCCCGTACTAATATTTTACAGGAAGCAGCCGAGGCAACCGCCGCAGGGGATACGTTAAAAGCGGCTAATCTAACTGCTGTGGCAGATCAGTATCTTCCATCTACTATGTTTGAAAATCTGGAAACAGGTTTAGCCCGACAAGAAGAGTTAACGGCGGGATTGGGAAATCTTCCAGCAGGTACGCTTTCGAATAACGCTGCTTTGTTATCTATACAAAGAAGAATGATGGGAGAAAGCACTCAGTTTAGTTCTGAACTTATGGAACGCGCTAACAACAGTATTGCGGTTCTGCTTGAACTATCTGAGGCTTTGGCTAGAGGGGGTAATCCCGCGGCTGCTGCCACTCTGCGTACAAGAGCATTCTCAGAGGCTGTAGATGCTACATTAGCTACTGCAACCGACAACGCTCAAGCGGCTATGAGTTCATTAGATGGTGCAGATGCGGGGGCCGCTTCTATTCTGGGCCAAAAGACTTTGTTCCAAGCCAAAGATAATATGCGCCAGATGGAAAGCTTTCTGTGGGACCGCATAGACGGTACACAGTCTGTTGATGCTACTGACATTTCTAGGACGGTAGATCGAATTAAAAACAGTAAGCTTATGGAAGGTCTTACTATTGGAGGGGCGGGTGAAGTAAACTCTGTCCTTGAGAACTTTATTGCTAGGATCAATAACGGCGAAGCCATACCAGTTAGTGATGTCCTAAAATTCCGGCGTATAATGTTGGCGGAAGGTAGAAAAGCGGCTGGGGCAGACGATCTTTTCAATGCATCAATATTTGATGAAATTGCTAGTGCTTCCGCAGACAGTCTGGGAAAATTGCCAGGTGAATCTGGTGATATAGTAAGCATGGCCCGT